TTCTGCCGGGCAGACAAGTACGCACTGGGACTTGGCATATCCGCACCGGTCAAATCAGCGGCATCGTCCAGATCAGCTGCATCCAATTCCGGAGCATGAAACTCCATAATATCTGCATCCTTGCCCTCTGCGATCTTGTCGGAGAGGGCCTTCGGCTTATCGCCCGCACGAACTCGTCTGCCGCCTCTTCTTGTACCGTCCTTTGCCATCTGATTTCACCTGCCTTTTGAGAAAAAAACAGCCGAAACTGCGTAGGTTTCGGCTTGTTTGCATATTTTCGGGGTTAATCCCCCGTTTGAACCTTGGTTTTTGTGCGTGAGAGGGAACGCCGGTCTGTAAAAAATTCACAATTAGCGATTTTTATCCCCCCACCGGCAGCATTTCTGACACAATCAATACCGATAGACGGGATTTCGGTCTTCCGTCCATGTCTTGCGGTCGTGGCAGGACTTGCATAACGCCTGCCAGTTGCTTTCATCCCACATCAAGTGCGGATCACCACGGTGAGGAATGATATGGTCGACCACGGTCGCTGCCGTGAACCGCCCCTGTGCTTTGCACCGCACACACAAAGGATGCCGGCGGAGGTACGCCTTGCTCAGTCTCTGCCACTTGCTGCCGTAGCCACGCTTGGCAGCAGACGGTCGGTCTGGATGCAGTGCCTTGTGCTGTTCACAGTAGCGGCTGTCGGTAAGGTTCGGACAGCCTGGGTGACTGCACGGGCGTTTACTCTTCCTCGGCATAGCCGACACCTCCTTCGAGTATAACAAAAGCCGCTGCGGTCAGATCACAACGGCTTTACATAATTCTTCTATTATACAGTTTACCACATATCCTCGTGTAAGTCAAGTTTTATGAACTCTCATCAACTCTCAACTTTTCGAGGACTTTGGTATGGAGACGGTAGATATTCTGTACGCTGTAGCCGAACTCCGAAGCGATTACTGCCCACGGCTTGAATTCAAGGTAACGCTTGGTAAGTAGGTCACGTGCATCACTGTCCTCCACCTGACGGATGCGGTTTTCCATGTCAGATATCAGGGCATCATACTCCGCCTGCGTTTCCTGTATCTCCTGTTCCAGTGCCATGATTTTGAATACAGTTCCTTCCATCTTGCTGTGGTCGGGAGATACCGTCTTTGGCATATCGCTGATGCCGTTGCCATTCATACCCTCAGCTCTCTGACGCAGCAGACGGATTTCATGTATTTTCCGGTTGATGCGTTTGCGGAGTCGTTCCGCTTTGTTCCAGTATTCCTTCATGCTGCTTCCTCCTTCATCATAACAATCAGCTTCTCACCGTCTAAGTCGGACAGAAAGGCAAACCACTGCGACCGCAGGAAACGCTCGCATTCGCGGATCGTGCCTTCGTCTTTTTCGCTCAATGCCTGTTTGTAGTCCAGCAAAGCTCTCTCAATAATTGCCGCAGACAGCGGCACATATCCTTCGCTTATTTTACTCTCGCTTTCACTGCACTCATCATTGCTGCTTGTGTTTTATCCTTGTTTTCCAGAACCTTCATGATATCTTCATCAATCGTTCCCACCGATACGATGTGGTGGATTACGACCGTTTCGGACTGCTGCCCCTGACGCCAGAGGCGGGCGTTGGTCTGCTGATACAGTTCCAGCGACCACGGCATCGTGTACCAGATGATGGTGCTACCGCCGGACTGCAAATTCAGTCCGTGACCTGCGGAAGAAGGCTGTATCAGTGCGATTGGTATTTTGCTTGCATTCCAGTCGGCAATGTCTGTATCGGTCTTGATCTCTCTGCACTCGAAACGCTCCATGATGCTGTCCCGTTCATGCTTGTACCAGTATGCGATCAGAACAGGTTTGCCGTTTTGTGCTTCGATCAGATCTTCCAGTGCGTCCAGCTTGTGGGAATGTATCCGCATCACGTTGCCGCCATCGGTATAAACCGCACCGCTGGCAAGCTGTGTCAACTTTCCACACAGGACACCTGCATTTGCTGCTGTAATGGAATCCCGCACGAAGTCCAGACACATATCCTGTTCCATATCTTTGTAAATTGCTGCAGCCTTCTCATCAAGTTCCACTCTATCCGCTGTCGTTACCAGCTCCGGCATGGTCAGGTGGTCGGTGGTTTTCATGGAGATGCTGATATCAGCGATTTTGCCGTATATTTCCTTTTCCGCGCCCTTTCTCGGTGTGTAAGTGAAGCCGTTCCAGTCCGGTGTAAAATAAGCATCACGATACTGTCCGATACGCTTGCCGAGACGTTCACCCTTGTCCAGCAGACGGAACTGCGCCCACAAATCCATGAGTCCGTTGCTGCATGGTGTTCCGGTCAGCCCTACGATGTGCTTTACGAAAGGTCGTACCTTCCGTAGTGCTTTAAATCGCTTGGACTGATGATTCTTGAAGGAACTCAGCTCGTCAATAACGACCATGTCAAAATCAAACGGCATTCCGCTGCTTTCAATGAGCCACTGCACATTCTCACGGTTGATGATGTAGAGGTCTGCCTTTTGCCGGAGTGCCGCAAGCCGCTGTTCACGCCTGCCCAGCACCAGACTGTAATTCAGCCCCTCAAGGTGATCCCACTTGGCGATCTCGGCAGCCCAGCTATTCTTACATACACGAATCGGGGCGATGATCAGTACCTTGCGTACCTCAAACTTGTCAAACATGAGGTCGTTCAGCGCCGTCAAGGTGATGCTGGTCTTGCCGAGTCCGCATTCCAGCAGGACTGCCGCCTCTGGGTGTGTTTCGATGAAGTCCACAGCGAACTTCTGATAGTCATGGGGTTTGTATTTCATCAATGATCCCTCCAATCTGATCGGGGCTGTCCAACACAAACGCCTTGAAGCCCAGCCGCCGAAGTGTTTTGATACGAAGTCGCTGCAGCGACCGGGGCTTTTCGCCGGGTGTTTTGACCTCCACGAAACCGATTCTGCCGAATGGCATCAATACGATGCGGTCTGGCACACCTGCTGTTCCGGGAGAGGTAAACTTCCAACAGACACCGCCTTGTACTTTTACGGCAGCGACCAGTTTTTCTTCAATTGATTTTTCTCGCATAAAATCGACCCTTCTGGGAAATAGTGCAGGTCGGTGAATGTCATTTCCAAACCTTTCTATAGGAAGAAAATTCTATGTTTTTTCTCGCCTGCGTAAGGTCTGTATATGAGTTTCACCGACCTGCACTTTCCCGATTTTACGTCGTTTTTGAATGATGAAAGTGCAGGTCAATCAAGAAATTCCAGACGAATTTGAAGCCCATAGATGGTAATTCCGCTGTTCAGCTTCTTGCGCTTATATCCTGCCTGCTCCAACGCACCGTAGAAATCGGTCGTGCTGCGGACATACTCACCATTCTCTATGCAATACTCACGATAACGCTTATACAGCTCTCCGGACTTCTCCTGATAGGACGCATCTACATCGCAGCAATCATTGATGAATGCTCCAAGCCAGTCATTGCCGTCACGATACGCTCCGATCGCATCCAACACACATTGTGGGCGGTCTACCTTGAAATCGGCAGCGACCACCTTCATCGCACCCTCGATCAGCCACGAAAGAACCGCACCGCCTGCATTGTCAATGAGATACTGGGTATAATTCTTTTTGTCAGCCTGTCCCTGAATCTTTGCATGGAACGGGATCACGATCAGTCTACGCCATGTGCCGTCATCGGAGGCAGACACCTTCGGCAGGTGGTTGGTATACAGCACCAGCGTGTGGCTTGGCTCAAAAGAGAACGGAGCCTTGAACTTCTTTTCTGCGAAAATGGGATCGGTCGAACAGAGCTGTTTTACCACAGAGGTATTCAAACGCATACCTTCCTGCAGCTCGGCAGCAATAATCAGCCGCTTGCCCTTCAGCTCTGCCATTTCGGGCTTCACGTTCCGCTTGCAGTTGACGGTCAGGGCGTCAGCAGAGATATTGCCGGAATAGCTGCCCAGCACCTTGTAAATTACATTCCAGAATGTCGATTTGCCGTTGCGTCCATCACCATAAGCAATAATCATCGCCTCGGTGTATACCTTTCCAATCAGGCAAAGTCCGCAGATCATCTGGACATAGTCAATGAGACTCTGGTCGCTGCAGAAGAACACCTGCAAGGCTTCCTCCCATAACTGCCTGCCTTCCTCATTCGGCACGACCGCTGTCACTTTGGTAATCAGGTCAGCAGGATCAGTCGCTCTCCAACCGTTAATACCTTTCGTCAGATCATAAGTGCCGCCGGGTGTATTCAGCAGCATAGGATTCCCGTCAAGCTGCTCCGGGTGCTTCAGTACCAGTGGTTTGGCGGCATCAAGGGCGTTATTCAGACTTCGGATGTTGCGATACTTCATCACGAAATCGTGGTATATCTCCGAAAATCTGAATAGCCCATATGCAGCACCCTGCTCCGGATTCAAACTATCACGGAACTTTTTACCACCCGCTTTTGCCAGCATTCTGGGAACGCCGAGCTTTTCCAGTGCACATAAATGTTCTTCCATCTTGCTTTCCGCATCCGAAAGCTGGGCATCGGTATGTTCAATCATCGCCATGACCGCCGCCTGTTCCGATTCCTCCCAATATACACCATTGTAACGCAGGTAATTGGTAGCAACCGTGAAGGTGATTTCCTCGCCAAAGCAGTCCACGAAAGTACGGGCTTCACCGACATCGGAAAAATCATCCGGCAGGAGAGGATTTTGTCCGAACTGGTCGGGCGGAACATATCCGTCCTGCGAGGTAACCTTGCTGCCGAACTTGCAGGCACTGTTCCAGATGCTTTCCAATTCCGTATCATCAAGAGGAGGATTGCACTCGGCTGCTTTGTCCAGAAATTTCTGACGGGCTTCATCCGTCACACCGAAACGCTTGACCAGTCTGCCCGCAATACGGGACAGGGTGCTGTTGCGCTGCCCTTCTGGAATGCTGCGGTTCGATTTCATCAGTGTCAGCCAGTCCTCGATAGTCAGACTCCCTTCGTGCCAAACCACCTCACCTTTCGAGCCAAACAGAAAACGGGAGGCATCCAGCGCATTGCCGTCAAAGAAGGGAAGTTCCTTGTAAATACGGGTTTTGATTGCTTTGTGAAATGTTGCATCCTTGCATGGCGTTGTCGGGAAAAATACATGGAAACGAGGGCGGGCGGATACCGAGCCTTTCGCCAGCATATGATGACGACTGTATGTGACCGCAAATGCCACATCTGTTAGCATCTCCGACAGCTTTTCGGGCGTGATCCACTCGTCCGTATCGTCGGAATGGTCGTTGTCACAGTCCATCGGCACAACATCCGAGAGCTGGAAGTTAGTGTCACTGCGGGAAAAATTATCATACAGCACACACACATGATCGAAGGCGACCGCCTTCTTTAGGTCAGCTTCAGAGGTAATGACTTTCTGGTGTGGGTAGTTGGTGTTCTTCGCATTGCCGGTACAGTCGGCAGTATACAGGGTAAATTTCATAGTTTTTCCTCCAATTCTTCCGTAAAATAACGGATTCTCATGTGTTTTCGTTTTGCACGGTCAATCTCCGCCTTCATGCCTGCGGAGATATTCTCACCGAACACCCAAAGCTCCACGCACTTGCTCATCAACACCCAATTCATGAAGATAGCCGTATTACGTTCTTCTGGTATACTGTCATCCATGAACTGCGTAAAATAGATGTGCGGTGCAATCGGCAGATAGTGCTTGTCTACGGCAAAGCGGCTGTATCTCTTGGCGTTCTTGATATTCCTCTCCGTATCTCCGGAGTAAGGAGAGCAGATATACACAATGGGTCGGAAGGCGGCAGCCTTGCGGACTGCCTTTTCTTCCTTTTCCAGACGGGTGAACGCCTCGTGTTCTGTAGGGCTGAAATAGCCCTCTGCGTTGTACTTATTTGCCATTGCCGTGCTCCTTTTTTATGCGTGCCGCATACCATTCCAGATGACGCTTTCTCGTCTGAAAATCTGGAACTGACAGCAGCAGACCAATATCAGCCTTTTGCAGAACTTCAAGCATATTGATTTGCTCCTGCGTCAGATATGGGCGGATGCTGGTCTTTTTCTCAATACCATGAAGCACTCTGAACTGCTTTGCCGTCATGCCAAGTACAATACGGTTGAGCATATCGCATTCATTGCTGAAGTGATAAGGCTTCGGGTTGTCGTTGATAAGACGGATATTCTCGGTCAGCAAAGGAAATTCCTGCCTTGCTGATACAAGCGTTCTGATGAAAGACTCCATCTCGTTGAAACGGCGTATGTACAGTTCCTTGAACTGTGCCGCCTTTTTACCACGATAGCCCATTGCCAGAAAGACGAAACCGTCACGGGTCATAATGTAACACGGCTGCTTATGTCCCTGTTCGTTGATGTATGCCGACTGCACAAAATTGTGCAGTCGAAATTCCTCCGAGCAATCAAGTTCACGAATATCACGGAGGACAGCTCTGTGTTCCTTTTCAAAGAACTGTGCCACATAGCGGCTGTCTACTCTGGCGGTGTCATGTTTATCGACGAACACGCCGTAATCGTCCATAGGAATCAAACTTTTCATTTCAGTGCCTCCATTCTTTTCTTCGAGCAGGCAGAACAGCAAACTGCCGTGCCATACATGTCGCCCATGCCGTCTGCAAATATAACAGACAGGTCAACGGATACTTCCTTGCCGCAGTCGGGGCAGGTGCAGAACACATTTTCATCGTTCAGCTCTACCTTGACTTCAACAGTGTCATTGATATTTTCTTTTACATAAAACATAGCAAAACCCTCCTAAAATTCTTCTCATTATACAGTCCTTAAAAATATGCTGAAAATTAGCCTGCTCCTAATCTTTTTTATAAAATTCACACTCGTACCCATCAGCCCGCAAGAGCAGCCCCTTTGCCCATTTCGGTGTACGAGCCATCTGTTCGCAGACAGCCTGCAGTGACATTCGTCTATCAGCTTCAATAATCATTTCATCGTGGATATGCCCGACGATAAAGCAGTGAGACAATGTCTGTAGGGAATAAAACAGCAAATCACGAGCAATACCCTGAACGATGTTTTCCACGAGCTTGCCGGAGTATGTCTCCAGCCGCTGCCACTTCTTTGATGTGCCGACACCGTCATAGGTAATAGATTCACCGCCAAAACGGTTCTCTTCAATACGTGGCTTTACATAGGCAAGCCGTCTGCCGGAGGGGAGTTCAATAAACAGAAATCCAGATTCATAGCTGAATTTGATACCGTGTGTTTCTGTCTGAGTTTTGCCGCCGACTGCCTTGATAGCCATCCTCTCCACGTCCCACCAGAGCTGTACGATGTTGGGTGATGCCTTCCGCCAATCTGTGACAATCTGCTTCAGCTCATTATCTGAAAGTCCCATAGCGTCTGCACCCATGGCTTTCATTGCACCGACAGAGCCGCCGTAGCCACAAGCCAATTCCGCCACCTTACCTTTCTGCCGCAAGTGTCCATTCACGCCGTGCTTTACAACAGGAACACCGAACATCTTTGATGCCGATGCACAATAAATATCCTCGCCATTAGCAAAAGCGTCCATTCTCCACTGTTCACCTGCAAGCCATGCAATGACACGGGCTTCAATAGCAGAGAAGTCCGCTACGATGAATTTATAGCCTGCTTTCGGTACAAATGCCGTGCGGATAAGCTGTGAAAGCGTGTCGGGAATATCCTCATAGAGAAGTTCCAGAGCATCCATATTGCCGGAAAGAACGAGATTTCGTGCCGATTCCAAATCGGGAATATGATTCTGCGGTAAATTTTGCAATTGTATAATCCTTCCTGCTTCCCGACCTGTACGATTTGCACCGTAGAACTGGAACATTCCTCTTGCACGGCCATCCGAGCAGACCGCATTTCGCATTGCTGCATACTTTTTGACAGAGGATTTGGAGGTTTGCTGTCGGAGCAGCAGTACTTCACGAATTTCCGGCGAAACTTTATCTATCAGTTCCTGCACTTCCTTTTTGCCGAGTGATTCTATTTCTACGCCGTGCGATTTCAGCCAACCTTTCATTTGCTGCACGGAGTTTGGATTTTCAAGTCCTGTCAATTCGCACAGCTTTTCAGTAAGATGCTGTTTTGCACAATCGCCGATACGAATTGCATTACGGACAAGCGGCAAATCAAGCTGAATGCCGCGGTCGTTGATTTCTTGGTCAAGGTGGTATTCCTTCCATACGAAATAAGGAACAGGGAAACGGCTTATTTTCCTCTCGATTCCTATTTCCGTCTCCACGTCACGCTTGTTGTATGCTTTGAAAACCGCCCACTTATCAGGAGCATCGGACGGAACATGAAACAGCGGTTTATCGCCGTCATAGGCATAGGGGACACAAAAATACTTGATGAGAGCTTTGCCCTCTGTCATCTTCTGCTGTTCGAGTTTCAGGACCGAGCCGACTCCTGCCAGCGTCAGCGGCAATCCAAGGTAAGCGGACGCTGCCATAGAGCAGTGCCAAGAATCAGGACTAAGATAATTGCCGACAGAATCCTGTGGAATGCTGTAACTGTGGAAAATATCGGGATAATTGCGTTTCAGCCAGACCGACAGGCATACGCGCTCAAAAGAAGCGTTGAAGCTGTGCTTTGTGACAGAATCGTCCGTCAAGGCATGAAGAATATCATCGGGGAGCGACTCACCGCTGGCAAGGTCAATGACCTTCACCGGAGCATCGTCTACGGAATAGGCAAACAGCAGAATATCAAAATAAGGAGAATCGGCATAGCGGTATACGCCTGTTTTGGTAATGTCTGCGTCGCTGCGAGTTTCCAAGTCAATCATCAATTTATGCATATTATCAACTCCAAATTTCCCACCCACGGTTCACACCGCAAACGCCCACCCGTCTGTATCAGTTAATTATGAAAGAAAATCATCGTCGTCATCGTCTGCAAAATCGTCCTCTGCACGGGATTTACCGCCCAGCGGCTCTCCGTCACGGAGCTTCTGGAGATTGTTCAAACCGCAGGCAATTCCACGGTTGCCATTGGTATTGAATGCGTAGAAATTAATGCTTGCACGACCGTAGATACCGCTGTAAAGTTCGCTGGTATCGAGAATCGGCTGGCAGTCGGCATCTACGACACCGGGCTTTGTTGCGCTGTTTGCGTTGATGAAGTAGCTGTCTGCGTAAGCCGGGTCGTCCGGTCTTTCTTCATCGCCGTCACGAAGAGGCGTTTTGAGCATCTTAAGTGCGGGAACAGACTTGCCGTTTCCCTTGAGTTTGGACTGTCCCTCGTCATAAGCAGCCTTGATTGCCGCTTTGCATTTCTCCACCGTTACGGTATCGCTTTTCGGAATGATAAGAGATACGCTGTACTTCGGAGTGCCGCCGTTGATGCTCTTCGGCTCGTTTACGATGAGATAGCTGAAGCGAGTATTTTTGCCCGTGACCACCTTTGTCGGATTCATAATCTTTGCCATAATAAAAACTCCTTTACTCTTTAAAATCTTCTGCTGTGGGATTCCACGCTTTCCGTTTATCGGAATCGGGAACCAGTGTCGGTTTGCCCTGTGGTTTCTCAATAAGAGAGCTGAGCAGGGTATCAAATTTTTTCTTGCCGAGCAATTTTGTCATTGCGGTCACGCCCATGAGCTTCTTTTCAAATGGGTCATATCCTGCATCCGTGACAACTGCCGCAACGGCATCATCATTTGTGTATCTGCGGTTGGAGCGACCTTCCACGATCTTATATCCGGGGAACTCCTTACCGCTGATTGCCTGTTCAAGTGCATATGTTTTTACATCGTTTACCCAACCGATAAAGGTGTCCGCACGATTGAGAATCATGCTGATTTCATCATCGGAAAGTGTATCAGGAACGGCAAAGTCGTACTGTGCCATTTGGAGATTGTACTCCGCACGCTTGCGGCAGGTTGCCTTGACCTTGCAGAACTGACAGTGTTTGCCTGCCTTGTATTCGCCCTCGCCATTGGCGGCAAGAGCTGCTGCCGGAACGAGGATTTTTTCTGCCCATTCGAGCAGTTCTTCTTTGCTAATTTCGGCAATGCTAATGTTGTCACGTCTTGGCTGAAAAATAATCATGCGGACGGTCTGAATGTCATACAGGCTTTCAAACAGGTTTAATGCACCTAATGCGTACATTCTCATCTGCGGATTTTCCTCTGCTTCTACTAAAATTCCCAGTCCATACTTGAAATCTATTACCGTAAGCATACCGTCAGCTACGATAATACAGTCGGCTGTGCCGAAGCTCTCTGCCACCCAACGGGTAAAATCAAGACGCTGTTCTACAAGGACAAGCGGGTCGGAGCAGTTCTGCTTTGCCGTTTCGACCTGCTCCATGACAAATTCGCAGTAAGTATCGCTGCATTCCGCCATTTCCTCATCGAAGTATGTCAAATCTTCAGTGGGGTCTCGAACCCTGTGTCCGAGAGCCTTTTTTACCTTGTACTCGCAGAGGGCGTGTGCGTCTGTACCTTGTTGAGCATAGCTGCTGGATGTATCCTGTTGTACCGCATTTTCTTTTGCGGACGGCGGGCAGTTGATCCAACGCTCACTGCTGGATGGCGCGAGAAGTGCGTGATTACCCGGCATTTGCAATCACCTTCGCTTCTGCAAGCAGTGCTGTGTAGTCCGACTCTGCCACATCGGAGAGCTTGTCTGCCCCGAATTTCCGGAGCAGCTCCTTGACTTCAGCAGTATGACCATTGCGGGAAATCTCCGACAGACGGCTGCGGAGTTCTACAAAAGTAACAGTCTGCTGTTCAGGTGTCGGCTGTTCCTTTGCAGTGATTTCCTGTGGCTCGTCCTTTTCGGAATCGTAGATGGTCTCGAATGTGTTGAGATACTCACTTGTGATTTTCTCCGTCAGTGCAGTTACTGCTTTCGTCAGTGCGTTCAGAGAATTAATCAGTTCGAACATTTTGTCCATGGTTTTCACCTCTTCGTCTTTTTTTGATTGGGAATCATTCCTTCTCACCATACAGTCCTCGGATCAGCCTGAAAAATTAGCCCCCTCAAAAAACTTTTTTATAATTTCCACAATTCTTTTTTTGTGAGCAGTAACTGTCGGTGATGACATACCGAGGATTGCGGCGGTTTCCTTCACATTGAAACCTCGCAGATAATGAAGTTCATAAACCTGTTTCTGACGTTCTGACATAGTTTCAACAGCCGCACGGAGCATTTCTACTTCCGGAGATACTTCACTGCCGTCAGGAATATTTTCAATAGCGGCTTTCTCAGAATCATGTTCATCATCAGACATCACATAGTCAATGGAAAGATTCCAATTTCTTGGTGCTTTCTCACCGGGATGAGCGTTTTCCCATTCCTTTACAGCCTGCTTTTCTTCAGCGGTCAGTTCAGGACGACCGTTTTTCAGGTTGTTGCGTACTTCTGCATCATCCAAATGATGCAGAAGTACAATAAACTCTTCAGTAATACCGTCTTTTCCCGGTATCAGGGTAATTGTGCTGCCGTCATAAATCGGATAGGTGTATGTAGTCCTTTTGGCGGCTGGCGTTTTGCGTACTCTCAGTTTTTCAGCTTTTTTCTCATAAATTGGCATAAAAAATTCCTCCATTGTCTTGAATGGAGGAATCGCCCGGCTGCAAAATGGCATAACAAATCAGACTGCACTCCAGAAGGGATTTCACTCCATTCGGTTTGCAGCCGTCAAGCTCAAATTGACAGCCTTGTTATTCTATTGTCCCACACAGCCTGTTGAGCAACCGGTGTCAGTATGTATGAGTCAGCAGTTTAACGTCATACTGGGGACATAAATAGACGGAAAAGTCAACCTCTCCCGTTATTCATGGAAAAAGTAGAGGTTAAAACGAACGGTTTTTGTAACTTTGTAAATTTTGCGTAAAATCACTTCCGCCCTCTTAAAAAATTATATCAAATGTGATATAATATAATCAAATCTTTAGTTTTCATGTCAAATTAGGAATAATATATTGAAAAGGAATATGAATATGTCAGAATTGAATTTCCAGTTACTTGAAGAAAATATCCGTATGCTCCTTGTGAAAAACAATATAACGCAGCAGAAACTCGCAGAAATTGCAGGTATGACGCAGGCTAACGTAAGCAAAGCATTGAATCGTAACGAAAAGAAACGTTTTACTCTTGATCAGGTATATAGAATTGCACAGTACTTTGAAGTATCTATTGATAGCCTTGTAGGGAATCCAGCTGAAAATTCAGCAGGTACAAGTCCACGTGATGCCTTCCGTTTCATTACAAAGTTTCTCTCTGTTGGAAAATTGAGGACTGCTGAATTGACAGTAAAAGAGACAAAATATGAGCAGGAATATGGTAATGGCTTAATGGAACACAAACCACGAGAAATTGATGACACATATCCCGTTTTCTTCTTTCCGGATTATGAAAGGTTCTCCGATTATAAGTTATCAGATCAAGACGAAGTCGACTTACATATGGAATTTTGTGCTCGTGGAAACGATACAAGATTTCTATATCTGAACAAAATATTGAAGAAGATGATACCACTGATTGCACAGTACAGGGACGGTGATATTCCGGAGGAGGCTTTTCAAATGATTGTTGATGGCTATGCAAATCAATTGCCAGATAAGTAATAAGATAGAATTTAGATTCTATTATTCATATGTTATACTGTTCTAAAGCCAAATAAAGATTTTGTGCAGAATATTGTTCAGGTTTAGAATAGAGGGGAGTATAAGGGTTGACGATGTTAGTTACTCACTGTCATTCATTTTTGAGATAAGATCATCTATCATCTCCTCCAGCTCACGGCAGCTTATGCTGTGAAGGTTGCCAAAGCGGTTAACAACTGAGTCAGCAACTTCCGGTGAATGGTTAATGCTGACGGCAGTGAGTAGATTGGATGCCCGTTTTTCGTTCTGTCGTTGTCATTAATTAATGCCTCCTTTAAAATTTACAAAATTTACACTTTTCTCATTGCCTTTTTGTTGAATCTGTGGTATAATGTAGATGTGACAATTTTGTGAAGAGATGTTTGCAATTCGATTATGGTGTAATTTTACCACCATCGAATGAAACTTTCAAAGCGATTAAGGACGTTTAAGTATGATTAGGTATGTTTAAAGGAGGCACCTTTATGGTATTCAGTAATTTTGCACAGGTTTTGTATTCCGTTCTTGCAGAAGGACGCAGCTTTGCACAATTTACAAGAAACTTGTTCTTAAACATTACTGATTACAGCGATTCAGAAGAAAACCCTATCGAAGATGCTGAGGACGGAACATTGAAAGCCTACTATACGGGAAAAAATGGCATTTCAAGATTTGCAAAGAAAATAAACAGCCACTTGGATACCCAAAAATTCGAGATGTATTTAGAAAGATTTCCGTCCGGTACTGCAATGCTTATTCGTGATGTACTTCTCCCATTTGATTCACAAATTGATGAATTCAATTGCTATAAAAGGTGTGCAAGCATACTTAAAGATATCATAATTACGGCAGCAACACAAAAAAGAAAGCCTAAAAAGGACATCAGTATTACGTCTGTAACTACAGCACCCAGAGAGGTTGACTCTGATTTTAAAACTCGGTTGTTGCTCGAAGCCTCTGGAATATGTGCAAATGATAATTGCAATAAGCCACTAAGCATAACTAAGGGGGAAGATTATCAATGTTACTTTGAGTGTGTAATTATCGACAGTGCACTTCCACAAGATTCCTTTGAGAATAATATAGCTTTTTGTCCTGAATGTGCAGCAAGGTTTAGAATGAGGGCTACTACCGATGAAATTCAAAGAGTTAAAGAAATCAAAAAGCAACTGATTCAAGATGCAGCCGATAAGCAAATGTTATCAGAAAGCCAAGTGACAGATGGTGTAAAAAGAGTTATTCAGAAAATCTCTAAATCACTTACAGATGAGCCAAAGGTTCAGCTCTCTTATAATACGGCGACTATTGATCAGAAACTTCTTGCGATAAGCAAGCCTTTATGTATAAAAGTCAAGTCATTTGTAAATGAATACTACAATGTTGTATATGATGCATTCATTCAGATGGATAAATCAAAGGTTATACGGTTTGAGCCGTTTTCACTACAAATGAAAATGAATTATATCCAGCTTGTTCAGAGTGGAACTGAACCAGTTAAAATTTTTGATAAACTTGTGGACTGGATTGTAAGTATCACAAATGAAGATCGATTGTGGTGTGAAATTATTGTTTCATACTTTGTACAGAAATGCGAGGTGTACAATGCAACTTCCGAACAAACTATATAGTTATAACTATAGCGTTCTTTCAAAATTTCCGATTTTACTTAAGTCTCTTCAAAAAGGGGATGTTCAAGTACTATCTCTATTTATGAGTAATCAGGACAAATTCGAGAGTATCAATGATTTTATTGAGACACTTGATGCACTTTACGCCCTGCGAAAAATAGATTATGATGATGAAAAAGGGGTGATACATTTTGTTATATGAAATCCAATGTGATCGTTTTATCTCAAACGGTCAACCAAGACCGCCGATTCGTTTTAACAGCGGTTTAAATGTGGTATTGGGCGGAAGAAATGCAGACAACTCTGTTGGAAAATCGACATTTATGCTGATTATCGATTTTGCTTTTGGCGGAGAAACATACGCAAAATCGCAAACTGCTCTTCACATCGGAAATCACCTGATCAAATTTGCTTTCAAGTTTGCTGAGACACTCTACTATTTCTCTCGTGATGTTGTGAATGCCAATACGGTTAATGTATGTGATGCAAATTATAATGTGCAGTCAACACTTTCAATTGACAATTTCAGGAAAAAACTTCGAGAACTATATAATATCACATTGAGAAACGGCTCTTTTCGTGGAATCGTGGGTCCTTATTTCAGAATTGCCGAGATTGAAAATCACAATAGTTTGAAGCCACTTCATGCATTCCCAAGCCAAAAAACGATTGATGCGATAGTGGCATTAGAAAAGCTATTTGATGAATATTGGCATATTGAGGAGTATAAGGATGTTCTCAAAAAGAGGGAGGAAAAGCTTAAGGCACACAATGCAGCAAGGAAACAAGCCCTTCTTCCTAATAGTGTAACTACGAAAACTGCATATAAGAGAAATACTACTGAGATTGAACGGTTAGAAAAGGAACTTGAAGAATTAACACTGCAGACTGATCGTGATCTTTCAAAGGAAAACACGGAAGAAGCAGATCAAGTTTCTGAAATTAAAGGGAAAATTACCGCCCTCAAGCGTAAACGTACAATGCTACAATCCCGATTGGACGCCGTCAAACTGAATGTCAGCGGCGGTATCAGATATGTACAAGGAGAGTTTTTAGAACTTCAAGAATTTTTCCCAGATGTCAATATTCGTAAAATCGCAGAAATAGAGGCATTCCATGAAAAACTCATAGCAATTCTAAAACAGCAGATGGAGGATGAGATCTTGCGTCTGTCTACGTTGGTTGCAGCAGCAACGGACGAGATACAAGTTCTTGAAGAGGAGCAACGTTCTCATGGTAGCCTTGCTGCGATGTCTAAAGCATTTCTTGATAAGTTTTCGCATTATCGACAGCAGATTGATACACTACGAAACCAGAATAAAGCTTACGATGATGCAAAGACTTTTGCAGATGACATAAAAGCTGCAAAACAAGCTCTGAAGGATGCCGAAGATACCATTCTGCGAAATATCGAAAGCATGATCAATTCACAAATGACTCGCTATAACGACTTTGTTTATAACCAGACACGAAAAGCTCCTGAAATCAATCTTTTTGACGGCACACGGTATGAATTCACTACTCCAGATGACACAGGAACAGGTACATCATATAAAAGCCTTATTGTGTTCGATTTGAGTATTTTGAAACTCACGCAACTTCCCACTTTGATTCACGATTCTCTGATCTTTAATGATATCGGGTATGCACCGCTTGAAAAGATCATGGAACTATATACACAAAGTAGCAAACAGATATTTATTGCCTTTGATAAAAAAGAAGCTCCGACAAAAGCAATTCAAAAGATACTTGATTCAGCGAGCATATTGCATTTAAGCTCTGATGGAAATGAGCTATTTGGAGAGAATTGGGGTAGAAAAAAGAAGGATGAGGAAGAGGACTCCGCTGCTCCTACAAAGTAAAAAAATGCGGCATTAAGTGCTGCATTCTTTTATCCGTCCCTTTTTTAAACATTAGCCTAAAACAAATCATTTTTTAATTGAAAAATTCGGCAAAGTGTGGTATAATATTGGAAATAAAGCTTCAAATATAGAACAGGAGGACTCCCATTGACGGAACTCATTGAGATCAATGCATATCCGGTAAAAAACGTCCTGTCAAGGCTTTTGCTCGACAAGACGACTGGCAAAAATATAATCTTTGCGACTGACGATTATGCACGCTATGGTTATTACGATACAGATCAGATTACAGAAAATGCATTGCTTGGGTTTGATTCGCTTGATATTCAACCTCGTGTGATGAAAGATCGTACAGAGCAATCAGAGCGCACAAGAAAAAAGGCAGAAGTATTCACTCCTACCTGGATTGTCAAACAGATGTGTGACCATTGTGACAGCGTCTGGCAGGACGGCAAGTATGCGGATGACTGGCAGAAATATGTACAGCTCCGGATACTGGAAATCGCCTGCGGAGAAGCTCCGTTTCTTGTAACACGCTACGATACAACTACAGGTGAGCGACTACTAATCAGTGAGCGTACAGGAATGCTTGACCGGAAGCTTCAGGCGATACAGGCAGATGACGAGGAAACATGGCTCAAATGGGCATTCAAATCCTACGAAAGCACATACGGCTACGAATTTCAGGGAGACAATCTGTTGATCGCACGTATCAATCTACTCGTGACCTTCTGTGATTATCTGGAAGAACGTTGGCAGAGAAAGGCTACCGACAGCGAGCTGAAAAAAATCGCCAATATCATTGCATGGAATCTATGGCAGATGGATGGACTGAAGGACACCGTGCCGCTGGGCGTACCGGGTGAAGAATTTCACCAGTTTTCTCTTTTTGGTGATGAAGAACCTGTTGATTTAGAGGCTGACAGCTGCAAGATATATAACCACCGCAGTAGCAATTCATTGTTGTTTGCGGATATAAAGGAGGGTAAAAGTAATATGAAATTTGATTTTGTGATTGGTAATCCGCCGTATCAGGATAACACATTAGGAGATAACGAAACTTACGCTCCGCCTATTTATCACTTGTTTATGGATGCCGCTTTCACTGCTTCTGATAAAGTGGAACTAATAACACCAGCTCGTTTCCTGTTTAATGCAGGAAGTACGCCTAAGTCATGGAACGCTGAAAGGCTAACTGATAACCATTTCAAGATTCTATATTTTGAGCAAGATAGCACTAAAGTATTTAAAAACACAGTAATAACAGGAGGACTTGCAATCTCATATCGTGATGCTAATGCTGATTATAAAGCAATAAAAGTTTTTACTCAATTCTCCCAGCTTAATTCTATTTTGCATAAAGCAATTAATGAACATAACTTTCAAAGCCTTGAGCCGCTTGTTGTCTCCAGAACCGCATATCGTCTAACCGAAAAGATGCACGAAGAACATCCGGAGGCTATTGAACAATTGAGCAAGGGACACGCATATGATATGTCCTCGAATATTTTCGAAAGGTTACCACAAATATTTTTTGACTCTAAACCTGATGATGGATTCAGCTATGTCAGGATTTATGGAAAAGTGGGTACAGCAAGGTTGTACAAGTATGTAAGAGAGGACTATGTGCGACCAGTATCTAATCTGCATAAGTACAAGGTATTAATGGCACGTGCAGACGGAGCTGCCGGAACAATAGGTAATCCTATTCCTGCAAGAATTATCGGAACACCAATTGT